ACTTCATGCCGACGCCGCTACAGGCGGATATCCTGTCGTGCAGGAAAAGGTTTGTCCTCGTGGCGGGAGGGGAACAGGCCGGCAAGAGCATGGTCGCGTCCAAGTACCTCGTTTCAAGGTTCCTTGAGACGAAGGAAAAAGGGCTGTACTGGCTCGTTGCAGCGGATTACGAACGCACACGGGCTGAATTTGAATACCTGGCGCAGGACTTTGCGTCGCTGGGGATACTTTCGGAGGTGACGAAGAGGGTGGACCCCGGCAGGATGGTGCTTGCGGACGGCACCAGGATAGAGACCAAGTCGGCAAAGGACCCCAGGACACTTGCGATGAGGGCGCCTGACGGCATCCTCGGCTGCGAGGCGTCACAGCTCGACATGGGCAGCTTCTACAGGCTCAGGGGCAGGGCAGCGCCGAAGAGGGGATGGATGTTCCTGTCAGGGACGTTCGAGGGATCGCTCGGATGGTACCCCCAGCTCTTCTCGTCATGGCAGCTCGGGTCGGAGGACGAGAAGTCGTTCTCACTGCCGTCATACTCAAACTCGCACCTGTACCCCGGGGGCGAAAAAGACCCCGAGATACTGAAACTCAAGGCACAGGCGTCCGATGAGTTCTTCATGGAACGCATACAGGGGATACCGTGCCCTCCGGCAGGGCTGGTGTTCGGGGAGTTCAGGGCCGATGTGCATGTTGATGACCGGGTCGAATGGGTGCCGGGAGAACCGGTTTACATATGGATGGACCCGGGCTACGCCGGCGCGTATGCCGTGCTGGCGGTGCAGGAGGTAAACGGGCAGATGTGCGTGTTCGACGAGGTGTATGAGCAGGGGCTCACGACTGACTCGATCATAGACATCGTGACAAACAGGCCGTGGTGGCAGGATGTGCATTCAGGCACAATCGACATCGCGGGCTACCAGCACCAGGCAATGTCGGCGCCGGCAGAGCTGTGGATGTCCCGCACCGGGATATACCTGGACGCACAGAAGATAAGGATAAACGAGGGCACAGAGAGGCTGAAAGGCTTCCTGAAGCCCGATCCCATCACACACACATCACGGATTGTGTTTGCGCCCGGATGCCTTGGGGTGCTCTCGGAGTTCGGGGCCGTGCCAAGCCCGTTCGACGGGCAGACAAGGGCCTACAGGTGGAAGATGGACAGGGACGGGAACATCGTGGGGGAAACCCCCGAAGATAAGAACAACCACGCTGTCAAGGCAGCGATATACGGGCTGGTGAGCAGGTTCGGCTACGGGCATGTGAACAGCAGGGAATTTATAAAAGTCAAACGCTGGGCGGGGTAGATTATGCCAAGATTAAAGCCGGAAGATATCATAGACAAGGTTGAAGCGCACTACGACTCGACACATCCGCTGAGGGCGCGGATGGATGCGGACCACCAGCTCTACAAGCTGGACCCGTATGACGCCGGTGACGGCTACAAGTCGTACACGTCAAACGAGCCGCAAACCTACGCGGATAAGATAATAGCATGGCTCACGAGCGCAGATATGATCGTGAGGATCCCGCCAAACGGCAACCCCAGGAACACCCGGGAGGTCAACAACGACAAGGAGAGGTTCATAATAGGGGCACTCAAATCCGCCAACGAGAGGCTGGCAAGGAGGCTCGTCCCGCCGGTGAAGGACCAGCTCTCATGGTACATCGCCGTCAGGGGATGGTACGCCGGAAGGGCGCTGCTCGTTAAGGCGGAGGACGGCTCCACCTCGATAGACGTCACACCGTGGGACCCGATGCACACGTACTGGGGAGTCGGGGGCGACGGGCTTGCATGGGCGTGCTACAAGATAAAGAAGACAAGGGCCGAGATAGAGTCACAGTACGGCGTGAGGATGGGCGACGTGAGGGATGATGATGATGGCATAGATGTGTATGACCACTACGACTCGGAGTACAACACCGTGGTCATACCCCACAGGTTCATAAAGAAACGCACACCGCACGGGGCGGAGCAGGTGCCGGTTTTCCTTGGCCCGGTCGGGGCGACACCGCTGGTGCAGTCGATGGAGTGGTCGTCCATAGAGGACACCCTTGAGGACTACGGTGAGTCGGTGTTCAAAAGCACCCGCGAACTGTACGAGAACCACAATTTCATGATGAGCGTCATGCTGGAGATGACCGCCCGCAGCAGGAAGCAGGGGCTGAAGGTCACCAGCCGTGACGGGACCAAGACACTCGATGAGGACCCGTACCAGGAGGGCACCGAGATCTCGCTTGGGCAGGGAGAGGACGTGAAACCCCTCGGGCTGCTTGAGATGGCAAGGGAATCCGGCGCGTTCATGGGTCTCGTGGCAGGCGAGATGCAGAGGGGATCGCTGCCGCACTCCGTGTACGGAGAACTCCAGTTCCAGCTCTCAGGGTTCGCGATCAACACGCTCAGGCAGGGCGTGGAGACAGTCCTCGTGCCAAGGGTCCAGGCGCTGGAACGCGCATATATACAGATAGCAAACCACCTGTGTGACCAGTACCAGACAGGCTCGTTCAAGGCCGTTGAGCTGTCGGGGCAGGACAACAACAGGATGTATTTTTCAGAGAAGATAACGGCGGACAGGATAAAGGACGGGGGAGACCCCGAGATAAAGATAGTGGCAAAACTGCCCGAAGACGATATGTCACGGTACGGCATGGCGCAGATCGCAAGGGAGGGCGAGACGCCGCTGCTGCCTGACCTCTGGATCAGGGACAACATACTCGGCATACAGGACTCCGACCAGATTGACGATGCCGTGAAGGAGCAGATCGCAGAGCGCACACTGCCCGAGGCAGGGCTGTGGACACTCTACCAGGCAGCTATGAAACAGGGCAGGGAAGACCTCGCGAAGATATATTTTGGTGAACTCGTCACAATGATGTTTACAAAGGCGAGGCAGATAGCAGATACTCTAGGCGGCGGTGGGCAGGGCGTTCCCCAGGTGCCTCCCTCTCCTGGGCCTGGGGCAGTGCCTACCGGGCCGATGGGACCGCCTCCACCGCCAATGCCACCGCCAATGCCACCGCCGCAGGTGATGCCTCCGGCAATGGCAGGGGTTCCTCCCCCGGTCCCAACTCCGCAGGGAGGGCCGGTGACCGCACCGGGGCAGCCGAGGCCGGGAGCGCAGACTGATGCCGAGAGGCTGAGAAGGATAGGGCTTGCAGGCCCGGGAGGATAACATATGGCTTCACAGAAGGAGGAACTTTCGCTGCTGGACGCGTTTCTGAACATGTCAAGGGATGCAACGGGAAGTGAGCCCGAGGCAGGCTCAATCTGGGATTATGGCAAAACAGCGCAGCAGGGGAAATTACAACCCCCGCAGTTCCAGTCTGAGAGGATGGCAGGGGACCCGAAAGTCTCGCCCTTCGCGGTGATGGAACAAATGAGGGTAGAGTCCCAAGTCACAGCGGCTGGAGACGTGAGCGGAGTGGTGAAACAGGCAGCGCTCGGGAGGAAAAGCCTCGCAAGGGCCGCCGCAAAGGCGCTCATAGAGGACTTCCCCTCTGTCGCCGGTGATACGATGAACGATATAAGCTCGTTCTCCCCGTATAACAACACGGTACGCATATATGCAGATCAGTATAAGGTCGGAATCGAAGAGTTGAAGATGGCAGTCAGGGAGATGGCCGGATCGGACTCAACCCCAACCCCAACGCAAACCCCAACCCCAACGCAAACACCAACGGCAACCACGGAAACCTACGGGTTACGTGGTAAAGAGTATCAAGCGGCGATCGATTTAGCTCCCAAACCAACGCCAACGGCAACAGCAACAGCGGCGGGAGGCCCGGCAATACCGGCGGCAACGGGGCAGGCCATGAGAGATGTGAGTCTCACGCCCGGGCAGGAGCAGTACCTTGCCGCGCACGGAATGGAGGCTGGCGACCTTGTGGGCCCGTTTGTCCAATATGATGATCCCCAGGATGCCGCGTTCACCTCGATGGTCTACAGCACGCTTGGCCCCGTGAAGGCAGGGAACGCCAGGGTTATGGAAGCCGCAAAGAGGGGCAAGTATTTTTCCCAGGGGCATTTCCTGCTTGCGTCAGTGGGCGGGAAATCCGCGCAGGAACAGAAGTTGGACCCAGACTGGACCTACTCCAAGTTCCTTGAGGGCCGCAAGCCCTCTGAATTTATGGGCAGCCCTGTCACAGAGGAGGCTTACCAGGACTTTTTG